TAAATCCTCTTCCACATCTTCACCCATAGCTTGTTGTTGAACGTTTCCTGGAACAGGTGGGGCGCCAGGCTTTTGCAAATCCATTGTGCCTGTTTGTGGATTTTTAACTTGATTTGTTGTTGCTGCTGGTGCAACAGTGGGTGCAGGAGGTGGAGTTTGTCCTGTTGGATTTTGTGCAGGTTGTTGGGATGGTGTACCAGATGGTTTAATAGTTGCGGCCGACGGTCCTGCTGAAATTTGATTTCCAGATGGTGGGACAATATTAGCTGATGCTTCTTCTAACGCCATATATTCCATAAATGACATTTGAGAGATTATTTCCCTGGCTTCAGTTAGTCCAACTTTATGTTCTTTTATTACTCTTTCAACCATATCACCATAAGCAAGTGAATTGATCACTCTATCATTTCTAATCATACTGACTCCATTCTTGTAAATGTTACGTTCTTTGCCCATCCACTTGGACTGCCAGACACCGTGGTAACTCTTACACCACTTGGTAAAATCAAACCATCAAGATCATCTATTAATAACCCGACCGGCCCCGGTGAACCATATGGAGTAAAATTAAAAAATTGAACCCCACGTTCTACTGCAAATTTCCAAATAAACCCTTCCCCGGTTAATTCCATTGTATATTCAGAAAGTTGTAATACAGGGGCAGGATTCGATAAAATAACAGGCATTGCTCGAAGTCCTATACTCATTAAGAAAACTTCAAAGTTTTTTTGACTCTCATCTAATGGGTTACCTGTTACCTGGATATTTACTAACCTTGGTATTTCCTGCGACGGTGGGGGATTTGGATTAGGATTTGTAAATGCAAGTGGCGATGATGCATAACATACATAATATTGAAGGTCGGCTGTCAAATTTTGCATCGACGATGCTGCACCGTTTATTCTAACAGTGCCAATATTTGCTGGGTTATTTGTTGCGCCTGGTTCTGACATATTAATCCTTATAATGTTATATTTAGTTTACCGAACCTATTTGTAGGTTCCAAGTTGATATGCCATCGAAAATAAATATACATTCTTGAGTTGCGTCAATTTCTATACTTGTATCAGTGCCTAAATCTGTAGATATTATATCAGTAATTCCCAACGTCTGCACGTAAACTATCGCGCCGACAGGCTTTGTGACTATTACAGCGGTACCAGACGGTTCCCCCGAACCAGTTCCGTGCGGTAATGTTACTATTCCTGCTGACGTCACAAAATACTTGGTATTAAATGCCAATTGCGTTGCAGGTGGGACAGGTATATAGTCTGTACCAGACGCTGTCGAATTTATTGTTACGCTCTTACCGACCGGGTCAGTTACAAGACTGATATTTGTTCCGGAGATAAAAGTTAATGTATCACTGCCAACTGCGTCAATTGTTGGTTGACCAGGCGAGGCCGCAAAAGAGAATGCATTGGATGTTACTCCAATCGGAGTAAAAACTAATCCCGTTTCTGATGAATTTACTGTAACAACATAATTCGCTGCGCCAGCATATGATTTAGGTGTGTCTGTTAACTCTAAAAAGGATATATCACTTGTCGAACAGCCCCAAATATATGGAACCCTTTTTACCGTGCATTCTGCACAATTTACGTGGTCAACACCGACGTCCGTTCCCAATGACTGCACCATCGTTGTTAATGAAATTTCATCCCAATCCGATCTATCTTGCTCTAGGGCGAATGACAGATTCTGTTCATTTGGGTTCATAATATCTATGTAGGCGCTATCTGAAATATTTACGAATATAATCTCTGCTGCCGATCCAGGAACCGGTTGTCCATAGCTATTAACCGCCCCACTGAAGTTGGCTCCGCAGACTACCCAATGTGATAGATCACCTGTTAAAACTTGTTGGTCGAATACTCCGCCATTTGTCCTTTGAACCATATTGGTGTTCCCTGATATTTTATTATATTTATCAAAAATATAGATCGTGAGTTCAAAAGAAAAGCTCCCTAAGGAGCTTTCTTATGTGATGATGTTTTATGCTAAATTATAATATGTCAAACTACCTAATGAGAATGATACCTCAGTAACTGTCACACCTGTGAAAACAACATTCGATGTTACAGGCGCAGATGCCTGATTAAACGATCCAACAGAGACATATACTGTTGCACTAGGTAATGCATTAATTGCGGCTTGCATTTCAATAGCTGCGTGAGTTGGTGTAGTAGGTAATTGATCTTCATCAGCGTCGGCTGGTGGTACCTGATAATTAGGATAATCCGACCCCCAACCAAATGCGCTTGCTGATACTGCAATATCCATTTCAGTAGATGCACCATTCACACCTGGCACAAAGCCTATAACGACAATATCAGCCTGCTCGGTGATAGTTTGCAAAACAATTTCCGCAGCTGAGCCAGGGACCGGCAATCCATTACCTACCACAAAATAAGATGTAGCTGTTACTGCGCCACCTGAAACCGATACCGGTAAATTTACCGTTCCATCCGAAACTGCCCAAGCGAATGGTCCTACTATTTTAAAAAACCTAAGTCCACCCGAAAGCGTTTGCTGATTTATAATTCCGCCATTTACGCGAGTTGTCATAATTGTATTCTCCTACAAGTTGTAGTATTTATCTTATTGGGTAATTTTCAAAGAATAAAAAAGGCCCCGAAAGGCCTCTTTGTTTTTGTTGATAAATCTTTTTAAGATTAATCGTCGTTCGATACAGGGTAGTAACCAGGTGTACCAGTTGGGCTGTTCGTTGGGTATGCACCAGAAGTTGCACCAACACCAAGGACCAAAGCACCATTTGCTGCTGTACCTGCTGCCATATTACCGTTCAAGTATGCGTAGTTCATAGTGAAAGTAACCGCTGTAGGGGCAATCGATACAAGTGTACCAATTGAATCAGCTGCTGCAGAACCTGCTACAGTAATTTCAGCTTGCGCTTGTAATACTGGGAAAGGTGTACCTGCTGCTGGAATAAAACCAGATGCATCCGAGAACCAGCTTTCTGCGTTACCCAACATAACGTCAACAGAGAATGCTGTTGCGTCATAAGCACTGATAGCAAGAACTGTTGCACCAGTTTCAAGTGTTTGAAGAGCTTGAACAAGTGCGCTGCCTACAATACCGAATACCGAAGTAGCAACAGTTCCAGTGCTTACTGGAGTTGTTGTACCAAGTTCATACAAATCAGCTGCTGGAATAGCAGAGATATCTGAACTGAATGTTAATTTAATAAAGGCAACTTTTCTTTCAACCCAGATACCTGGGTAAGCTGCACCGTTGATTTTTGTCGTCATAATAAAAACTCCTAAATAGTTTCGCAGATAAATATCTGCATACGTTTATTTATCATTTAATAGAAAATATTCCACTAATACATATATTTCGTGCTATTTTCTAGATCGACCCAATAGAGTTGTTTCTACTTGTTTGATACACTCGTCTCGCATAGTTCGTTCTTCCAATACTATAGCTGTAAAGATTTCCCTAACTTCTTCCACCGTCGCTTGTTTCTTCCCAAACTTATTCTTCGCCCAGTTCATTGCTTTACCGACCAACCCCGGTTCTTTCTCTGCTGGTGGTGCCGGTTTTAATTCTTCGCCAAATTCCTGCTGCATATATGCTATGATTTCATCTCGTAAACCATTTTTTTGTATATACTCGGCTATCTTAAGAACTGCTGGGCTTGGTTTTTGTGGTATATCTTGATCATCATCTTGATCATAGTCTGCATTACCACCCATTACATTGTCAAACACCCTGTGAATTTCTTTATCACCAAAACCAACACGCTTTAAAATATCACCTATATCCTGAGTATCTAATGGGAAACCTTTATCTTTCCATACCTTTTGTAGATCGTTTATGGTAAGATTTTTATTCTTTAATCTCCCGTATTCCTTATTATCGATAACACCTTGGAAAATCTTCTTGGCCTGTGCTCGGCTAATTTGTTCCTCTGTTAATGATGTATCCTGAAGTGCTTGCCATAACATTTTTCGCTGTGCAGAAGACATTCCTGTTTTAATGAGTTCTTTTATTCTATTAGCATTCGTAGACTTATCGACTGGTGGTGCCTTTTTCTTCTGGGCTGCCTCTTGCTCCTTTGCCTGTAGTAACTGAAACACATTTTCCACGACTGGCTCACTGAGATTTACATTATTATCAACAAAATCTTCTTTTAAGGATTTTTTAAGCGCCCTTGATGCTCTTTTTCTAATAGCATTAGGTGTTTGACTTACTATCCCGGCTTTCTTGCCACCCCTAGCATTTGGGCGGTTTGAATAATGAAGTTGAGGTGGAGAATTGTGTTGCGGTTCATCACCGTTATGTTCGGTGTAGTCAACATCTTCTGCGTCATCAGTATTCCATTTTTTCTTTGGTGTTTGCTGTTGACTTTGCTCACCGGGGCGTGTCTGTAATCCGGTGCTTTGTGGCTGTTGTGGCGCTTCAGGTTGTGATTGAGGGTTTTCTTCTTGATCATCAGCTTGGCCAGCTTGTGGCTCCGGTGAATCTCCTGCCTTGTGCAATGAGTCTTCTATCGCAGCATAAATAGTTTCTTCGTCGAAATCTGTCTCAGCTTTCAAAAAATGAACAAGATCGGCCGAAGTAACCGGACGCTTATAAGCTAATTTTCCAGTTTTTGGGTCAGATTCTTTCCTAACAATCCAGTTTCTCTTTAGATATGCTATCCACTTTCTCGTTAACTGCTTTGTATCAGCCATCTGAATTTTCATCCTCAACAGAACCAGATTTGATACGTTTTACCATACGGGTGAAGCGATTTGGATCCGAACCTCGAATACTTGACACAAATCGCTTCTTTAATGCTTCCGCTTCTTCGGGAGAAAAGGTCTCGTCAATAGATTCTAACAAATTAATAGCGGATACTATTATATGCTGTGCTCTTGCTTCAATTAGATCTTCTTTATTTTTATGAGGAACATAAGTGCTAATTTCTTCAAGAATTGATCTGCTTCTTCGATTAATGGACAAGTTCGTCTCCGATAACGTTGTTTTCAATTATTTATCAAGTTTTATCGTTTCTTCAGAAAAGCACGGAGGCCTGCTGCTGCTTCTAACGGATCTACCTTTTTTTCATTTTGGGTAAACGAAGTAATTCCATCATTCTTTGGTTCTGCTTTCTCTCCATTTCGTATAACACTATTTCTTTTTAACTGTTCGTATATTCCTTTAGATGCAGATGTAATAGCGGTATCATCGCCCTCTTCCAGATCATATATTCTTAAGCTTTTTGTATTGAATGCTAAATCTACTTTTGATCCAACGCCCGAGCTTGAACGTGTTTTCATAAATTGAATTTGGTATCTACCGCCTTCCTTCATTGCCGCACTTGTAAAAATACCAATAACATTATCTGCCGTATTTACTTTAGAAATACCACCAGCAATGTGGCTTGGATCGAATTCAATTTCAGTATATGACCCACGATTTAATTGTGAAGCAGATATAGTAATTATATCCAATTCTACTGCTAAATTACGCAACTCTTCTGTCACATATTTGTCTTTAACGAATAGGTTTTCTGCTGAAATCTTCTTACTCATTGGAGACATAAGATCCAGATAGTCAACTAAGATTGCATCAACTTTCTTGCCAGAATGTATTTCATATTCTTTAATAAATGCTCGAATATCGTTTGTGGTGCATCCATTAGGTAATTGCTTAATGCGCAATGAGCCTTGGCTCTTTTGCTGCGATGCTCGAATTTTCATATGAACATCTTCAATATTTCTCATTACTTCCCGAGTTTCATATCCAGTGTGCATCGCATCGATACGCATCGCACAAAGTTTTTCACTCAGCTCAAGAGATAGATAAAGCACATTTAATCCATTTTCAGCCCAGTTCACCGCTAAATTTTGCAAAAATAATGATTTACCTGCACCAGACTGCCCACAGAAAATCGTTATTTCACCCTTATTAAGTCCACCATATAATTTCTCATCAACAGTTTTCCAACCTGTAGAAAACTGCCCTTTATTATCTTTTAACGCCTCTAGTCTCTCTTTTGGGTTAGCATAATAATCCAACCCCAAGTCCTTAACCAATGCAATTTCTACAGCCGCTTTGATGTTTGCTAACACCTCACCGTATCTTCCTTCATCTAATTTTTCAGGTGATGCTAAAATTGCATCTCGTAAACCTTTATGTTTACAAAACTTTTCAAATTCTCTTAGAAACCAAGCATCGTGGACTGCTGCATCAGTTTCCATAATTGTTATTTCTTTCTTTGTTACCGCCTTAATTTCGGCCAATGATGGAATTGTTGAGAAATCTGTGCTATAGCTTTCAATAAAAGCTACCGTATCTCTATTCTGCCTATCATCAAAATATTCGGACTTTATAATACCCTTGCATCGCACAAACAAGTCGGGGCTACTCATCATAAAACTGATGAATATGTCTTCTATATCCTTACTGTAATCGTTAATTTCACTTGCGTTTTCTTGATCTTTCATTCTGTTCTATATCCCATTTAATTTGTATTTTTTCTTTGCCAGAGACTGCCGTTGCAATTATGGAATGTGTTGTCAATAATTTACCGTATTTCTGTGACGCTTCTGCCGCATCTTTTATATCTTTATCCCATTTTGGGAAAGCAACCGACCAATTGTTTTCTATAGCGACATTAACCAAGTCATACCCTTTCTTATCTCTATCGGGGCACACAATGACTTCTTTCTGTAATCTATTTATAATGTCCACCTTTTCTTGACCTATCTCGCCTAATACACTTACTCCGTCGACGCACCAAGCATCTAACACACCTTCTGTGACAATCACATATTTACGTGACCAGCCCTGTTGATTATCAAGATTATAGACAAAGTCCTGAGGGCATTGTTGGAAGTATTTTGGTATAGATTTATCTTCTACGTCATAGCACAATCTAGAAGTAAATCCAACTATCTTATTTCTAAAATAATAAGGTATCAATAAACGTTGATTTAAATTGTGTTTTGTAGTTGAGCTCCAATAAAAGTTATCTAAATCAAATATTTTTCGTTCTAATGCGTAATTAACCACCTTCATAAAATTCGGATCATCTAATCCATATAACAACCATTTTTCAATAGACAATGTGTCATCAGGTAACTCCATAGGTTGCCATTTCTGAAATAAAGTTTTGAATTTATCCTGATCCTTTTCCTCGTCTCCCTCGCGCACCACTTGTATTTGCTTTCTATTTTTAAAAATTTCAAATTCAACATACTGAATAAACTTTGTGTTTATATGAATTTGTTCTAAAAAGAATTTGAAGTTTTTAGATAATTCTTCACCCTCTGTATAAGATGCGCTGAAGGAACAATTAAAACAGTTCATTGCAATTGAGTTTGGGTTGAATTGTATACCAAATCGGTGTCGGGTGTCTCTCCCGTGTCCTTGAGTATGGCAAAGTGGACAGTTTCGTTTCATCCAGCCTTTTGGGGCCTGTTTTAATGTCCCAATATTAGTTAAGATGGCGTCTCTAATCGTATCTATAATCATATGACAAGTGTAACAGATATAGTGGTGAAACTCAAGAATTTCTTAAAGAATTTTTAGTTTCTGATAATAAGTTTTTTCAAACAGCCTGGATCAAAAACTGCTGTAGATGGGAAGTATCTAAATTTCAGCCACATAACATTGGCCTGAAATGTCCAGGCCTGTGTGCCTGTGTATCCAATATATTCGATGTCAGTAGACATTGAGGATGGGTAAATTTTAAACCATCGTGTTGAATCAAGATATGCGTCCGGAGTTTCTTCGAGTGTTCCCCAAAGTTCCAAAATGCCCGTGAAATTCTCTGTGTATGTAGAGAATGATTGAACCGATTCCAAGTGGTTCATTATCCTTCCACCTGGAATTCTACCTGTATAAAAACACCTACGCCCAGGTGTCATATTTGTTGCAATAAAATCCGATGTCCAATGTTCTGGCAATAACGTAATACTTGGAACAGGAGCCTTCATAGCTTGTTCTGTGATATTTATTTCCATAGAAATATTATCATCCATATCGCTATACATTGGTTTTTCTATATAATAATCGGGAATATCGGAAACAAACCTTTCCGTCCTAATCAAAACCATAGTATAAGACCCTGGTGCAATTTCTGCAATATCACCACTATCTAAGTATAAATTTACCAATCCCTTAGCAGGACCTAAGGCACACAACTTTTCTAAAACAACTTCGTTGTTATCCGGATTCATAATCCTGGCGTAAATTTGTTGGCCACAGGGGAAGCTCACAGGTGTTCTATCAGGATTCAATGTTCTGAAAATGATTTTGTTATCAATTCCTTTAT